AGCAGCAGCGCATTCCAGCACTTCGCTGCTTTGCTGAGAGACCCCGTGGCTGCGGAGATGGTGAATATCATCCCCGCGGATAAGCACTGCAAAGCGGACATCTACAGCCGAGTAGCTGCTATAGCCTTGCAGGAGATCAAGCAGGACTTGGAAAACCCAGAGTTCTGCTCGAATGAAATCTACAAGGCTATTGCGCAGTGGTGCCTGGACGTAGGGATACCCAGGAAAGTGGCTAAGCGCCCTGTAATGGTGCAGCCGTACAGCGCCAGCCTATTTCGCTGTGCGGACTACATTATGGGCGACTTCGACAAGCTGCTGCCTGGTATGGGNAAGGCTTGGCTGCATCCTGATTTGAAGTTCAANACAAGCCTGTACCTGGCTAAGAAGCTGCACTCGGCCATCAAGCATGTCTTGCCTAGCGCTGTGCTCGGCATGCACTGGCTGCAAGGCGTAGTGGANGCCGTAATCAAGCGCAAGCAGAAAGAGCCGGTGCATTGGGTATCGCCTAGCGGCTTTCCGGTCTATCAGGATTGCCTAAAACCCATGCTGCGTAGGGTAAATATCCGCACTTGCGGAGTAAAGAGCATGAATATCCGCAGCTACACGGAAGAAGTGGATAGGGGCAAGTCCCTCAATTCCATTGCGCCTAACTTCGTGCATAGCATGGATGCTGCGCATTTGCACCTGGTGGCTTGTAGGATGCAGCAAGAGAATCTGCGTATGCAGGGGATACATGATTCCTTTGGTACGCACGCTAGCGACGTAGGACGCATGCACAGAATCATCCGCGAGGAGTTCGTGCGAATGTACTCTGAGCATGACCCGTTCCTCGAACTGCTCAAGAGCAATCGGCTTGAGCAAGAAATAGAGCTGCCAGATCGCGGAGAGCTGGACATATCCGTGGTGCTGGATAGCCCGTTCTTCTTTGCCTAGGAGTAGCTATGCAAGATTCCGACAAGGTGTATTTCTCATTGGCACAGCTAGCCTTGCTTGAGGAAGTATTCCCACAGACAGCCTTTGGGCCTAATGCTACGGAGCAGCAGCTCAGGCATTACCACGGGCAACAGAGCGTGCTGGACTTCATCCGCAGGAGAACAAAAGGTGCAGACAAGGGAATCAGAAATCAGGCTGGAGACATTCCTACGCCACCCAGGGCAGCCGCTGATTGATGATGCGCTGTTTTGGGATGCTTGGAAAGAGCTGGATGAGGCCCAGTGCGTNCCNGTNGAGAATTGGGTAGCTGTGCAAGTACANAGCTTGCAGCAGACCGAGAGGCATGAGCTGTACTGCTTTGACAAGTACTACAGGGCCGTTGCTGGTGCCTATATCCTGCTGGACGAGTGGGATTGGAATGTAGGGCCGTGCGTTGCTGTGCTAGTTCCGCTATACCCTGCCACAGTACAGGGCAAGCAACGCAGGAAAGATGATGCAGAGAGAGATTCTGCGGATTGCTAGAGAGTACTGCACTACCAAGGGAATCCCTTGGCTGTGCTTTACGCATCGGAAATCCTCTGCGGATTACCGATTGAAATACTATCGACTTGTTCCTAAAGCCGCGTAAGGAGNCTACTATGGGTGGCGTTGTGAAAAGCATCANGAAAGCTANANGTTCNATCACTGGAGGGTTGCTTGGCTCTGACGATTCCGCTAAGGCCGCTAAGCAGATCGCAGAGGCTCAAAAACAGGCTGCCGCTGCCATTGCTCAGGCTCAAGAGCAAGCTGCGAATATCCAGCGAAACTTCGCTCAAGACTTGCAGCTTGAGAACATTGCTCAGATTGTGCCTGGACAGGAGCAGACCGCTACGGTATCTGACGTAAAGAAACGGCGACGGCCTCAGATTGGTCTCGCCTCTCAATTGGGGCTTGACCTATGAGTAAGGCGACCAAAACGCCTCAACCTCAGCGTACTGCTCGGTCTCTGTGGCAATCCTACAGAGACGATACCTGCATCAGCAGGTGCGAGCAGTACGCGAAATGGACACTGCCTTACCTCATGGCCGATTTGGATTCCATCGGGGTGAATGGCCGCGTAATGGTTGAGAGGGACTTCCAAGAGATCGGGGCTATGCTGGTGAATAACCTAGCCAGCAAGCTCACGAGAATCCTGTTCCCCACGCAATACCCGTTCTTCCGCGCCTCTGCCTCTGAGACATTCAAGCAGTACGCAAGGCAGCTCGGGTACGATGATGAGGCTTTGCGTAGCGCTTTCTCGAAGATGGAGATGCAAGCGAATGAGCGGCTATTCATCAATGCAGGCTACGCCAATCTCATCATGGCTATGAAGTTCCTGATTGTTACTGGGAACGTCCTGCTGTACCGAGATAGCGCTGCTGGCCGCATTCTGGCCTATGGCTTGCAGAGCTTTACCTGCCGTAGAGATGGTACTGGTGAAGTGCTGGCTTGTATCCTCAAGGAGCACAGCACGGTACAAGCCTTGCCTGAGGAAATCCGACAGGAGCTGCAACAGAAAGCCCCAGGAGCTTATACGCAGCCTGAGAAGAAAGTCGAGAAATACACTCGAATCGAGCGAGAAGATCGCAATGGGCGAGTGGGCTATTCTGTCCAGCAGGAGATCGACACTACTCCGGTAGGAAAGCCTAGCTGGTATCCGAAGCATCTCTGTCCGTGGATGCTGCCTACCTGGAATCTAATCCCAGGCGAGCACTACGGCAGGGGAATCGTAGAGGACTACGCTGGTGGCTTTGCTAAGCTCTCAGCGCTCTCTGAGGCCGCTACGCTCTACGCGGTAGAGGCTTTGCGTGTCGTGCATCTGGTAGGCCCTGGTGCTGGCAATGACGTGGATTCCCTTGCTGCCAGTGAAAGCGGCGAGTGGGTACGAGCAGACCCTGGCGCTGTGCAAGTGCATGAGGCAGGGGATTCTCAAAAGCTCGCTATCGTGGAGCAGCAGATTGACCGCATCGTTACTCGCCTAGCCAGAGCTTTCATGTACCAAGGCGGTACGCGAGACGCTGAGCGCGTAACCGCGTATGAGCTGCAACTTGATGCGCAAGAAGCTGAGTACGCGCTTGGTGGCGTCTATAGCTCTCTGTCCGGCAGCATCCAGATTCCGCTGGCGCATATCCTGCTAACCGAGGTGAGCGACATGGCTCTTGCTGGCCTTATCTCTGGCGAGATCATGCCTGACGTTACCGCCGGTATCCCTGCTCTTGGCAGGAGCAGCGACGTGCAGAACTTGCTCATGGCTGCGCAGGAGCTGGTGAGTATCGCCCCTGTGGTGCAGCTTGATGAGCGCCTGAATCCGCAGAAGATCGTCGATCTTGTGCTGGCAGGCAGGAGCATCGACCCTGATACGCTGTTCTACACGCCAGAGCAGCTACAGCAAATCCGTGAGGCCAAGCAAGCTCAGCAAATGGCTCAGCAGAATCTGCTGCAAGCCAATACGCTTGCTCAGCAAGGTGAGCAAATCCAGAATGTCCTAGGAGGTTGAAATGCCAGAAATCGAAAACGTCGCAATCCCGCCTGCTACCGCCCCGCAAGTGCCTGAGGCAAGCGTAGCCCCTGCGTATGGTCAGCCAATTCCGGCTAGCCCTAATCCTGTGCCGCCTACAGTGCTGGACCCGCGTAAGCCAGCCCTGCTGCAAAATCCACAGGCTCAGCAGCCTGAGCAGCCTCAACAGCCCCAGGATGCGCTTGTACAGGCCCTACAAGCCTTTTTGCAGCTTCAGCAAGGGGCTACCCCTAGCCAGCCTGCTACAGAGGCTGTAAAGCCCTCTACGCAAGCCACAGAGCCTATCGAGGACGCTATCCCTGTGCAGGAGATCAAGGACCCAGTGGTGCAGGGGATGGTGCAAGTGCTCCAAACCTTTGGAGACATCGACGTCTCTCGGGTGATTACCAAGGCCATCCAGTACAACGACCCTGCCTTGATCGACACGGCGTATCTGAAGTCGGTTGCTGGCGATAAAGCTGAGCAAGCAGAGAAGATTGCCCGTACCCTGGTGCAGACCATCAGCAACAAGGCTGCGGAAGTAGAGCAGCAGGTATTCGCGCTTGCTGGTGGAGAGGCTCAATGGGATGCAGCGGTTACGGCGTTCAATCAAGTAGCTCCGCGTGAGCTGAAGCTCGCCGTGGCTCAGATGCTGAACACCGTTGACCCTGAGATGGTGCAAGCAGGGGCTAAGCTGATTGTGCAGTTCAGCCAGCTCTCTGGCGCTGTACCGCAG